CCCCTACAAATACCCAAGAATAAAATTAGATTTAATCCTGAATAGTGGTATCCATTTCAGGTAAAGATAAATTTCTAAGCTTTAAGAAACAAAAAGAAAAGCAAAACTAAAAAATAAAAATAAATTTTAAAAAATCATGAGTAATTTAGACATTTTCAACCTCGACGCAGAAGCCTTCGTAACGAAAGCCAATCAACAACCCGGTAAAGATTTAGATTTTTACAAGCCTTATCCAGAGGACGGTAAAGACGGAGTTTACAAATCTTTAATCAGATTTATTCCAAACTCTGAGAATCCAGCTAAATCAAAAATCCACAAGTACTATGTTTTCTTAAAAGATCCTGCTTCAGGTAACAGCTTTTCAGCAGATTGTCCATCAACTGTTGGTAAGAAATCAATCTTGAAAGATCTTTTCTGGAAATTGAAGAACTCTCATTCTGCAGCTGACCAAGAGCTTGCTAAGAGTTTTTCAAGAAAAGAAGACTACTATTCTTTAATTCAAATCGTGCAAGACAAAAACAAACCTGAATTGGAAGGAAAGATTATGATCTTCAAATTTGGTAAAAAGATTAACGATTTAATCGAAGCCCAATTGCAACCCGAGTATGGTGACTCTTGCAATCCGTATGATTTATTTGAAGGCCGTGAATTCGCTGTGCATGTAAGAAAAGTTGGCGAATGGAACAATTACGATCTTTGTAACTTCGTAGGAGAAAAAACACCTATCAAAGTTGAAGGATCACAAATGAAGAAAAATCAAGATGATATGGCTAAAATCTTGGATTATCTAAATGCAGGACCTAAGAATTTAACTTCTTTCGACTATAAAGACTGGGACGATGAGCTAACTGAAAAAGTTATGAGTGTTATTAAGAACACAGTTCCTGAAGCTAGAATAGTTAATGAAATACTAGGTTCTGTTGCAAGCTCGTCAGGTTCTTATAACCAATCTCAAAAGCCTGCTTCGACATCAACTTCTGATATCTACAACGATGTTACTAATACCAGGGTTTCTTCAGACAATAAAGTCTCTGAAGCTCCTAAACAACAAAGTGCATCATCAGGTTCTTCTTTAGAAGATCTTTATAACGATCTTTAATCACAAAAATAATTGGACAGCCCTTAAATGGGTTGTCCTTTTTTATTTACAATGGAAGCATCCAGAATAGAAGGCCTTTTAAAAACAATTCTTGAGAAAGAGTTTAGGGGAGATCCAGGTAGACAAATAATCTACAAGGCTGGAAATCGTCTAAATTTTTCGTGCCCATACTGTGGCGACTCTAGCACGAACACTAAAAAGAAAAGAGGTAATTTCTATCTGGATACGCTTTCATATAAATGTTATAATGGAGGATGTGGAATTTTCAAAGATTCTTTCTCCTTGTTTAAAGATTTTTCAGTCTACTCTAAACTTTCTGGAAATGAGAGAGAAGAGATCAGAACAATACTTGACGAGAATAAAACTAAAAGAAAATCAGCATACGGGAAAATTGATATAGGATTCTTCTTTGAAACCGATATAAATGAGGTTATTATACCTAGAGATTTCTTTATGAGAGCTTTGGGACTTCAGGAGATCAATAATTCGAAGATTCAAATGTACATTCAGAGGAGATGCCAGAGAATGGATTCAAGATTTGCTTGGGACCCAAAAAGACAGAAGCTGTATCTATTTAACCTTACCCCTGATGATAAGATTATAGGTCTTCAAGTTAGAAATATGGATTCAGTGAAAGGATCTTCTAAATATCTCACTTATAAGTTAAGTGGGATCTATGAGAAGATCATGAAGATGACAGATCCTGTAATTCTAGAAAAGGCCAGAGCGGTTGATCCGATCTCCCACGTTTTCGGAATTGGATTTTTAGATTTCGGAAAGGAGATAACTATATTCGAAGGTCCAATGGATTCTTGGCTTTGGGAAAACTCTACTGGACTTTGCTCCCTGGAAAATAAATTCCCCTTCGATGTTGAAAACATCAGATACTGGTACGACTGGGATAAATCAGGGATAGAGAAGTCAATGGACCTTCTAGGATCGGGTAAAACCGTTTTCAACTGGGGAAAATTTCTGGAAGAGAATGCTATAACTAAAAACAGAAAGTGGGATTTAAATGATATTGTTATTCATTTAAGAACCACTGGGAAAAAGATAAAAAGATTCGATAACTATTTTACAAACGATGTCCTTGACCTTAGATATTTTATTAATGAGTGATGTGTTCTCAGGATTAGATAGAACAGAAGACTGGGAATCAGAATTCACAGAAAGATCTGGATCCAAAATTAAATTCCCTCTAAAATTGAGGGAGGAGAGATTAAATGGACTTGATATTAATTTTAAGGATCCGGAGGTTAAAGAGCCGGAGGGAAAGAAAGAAGAGATTAACAGGAAAGTAAAAGTGGTAGACACAGCAAAGAAAAAAAAGAGCGATAATAAAAAACTATTCTAATGTCAGAAGAAAAAAAGGATTTTGGTAAAATATTTGAGAGAGAAAGGGCTGAATGGAAAGAGAGCATTCAGGGGATTTCACTGCACCTGAAAAATATACAAACAGTAGCAAAGGCTCAGGTTGATCTTTTCAGTCAGAGACAAATCCTACTAGAATATAGTTACAAGCTGGCCGCTATAGTAACTAAATTGAATTCCAAATATTCCTCTGATAAAGCAAGGAAGATGAGGGAGTATTCAGAGAGAAGTGATGTCAGATACGGATCAAACGAAAAAACTGTTTTGATCGAAGGTGACTTAACTGAGATTTCTGAAAAAATAGAACTGGTGGAAAGCCATAGAAAATTTATAGATCAAACTGTGCAGACAGTTGATCATATGTTATATGGCATACGCCAAAGAATAGCTTTAGAAGAGTATTTAAGAGGGTCCACCGTAAAATAAGATACATAGATGGATGAACATTTACAAAATAACAAATATAATTAACGGCTCGATCTATATAGGACAGGAGAAAAATTATAACCCTAGTTATTATGGAAGTGGCATTTTAATAAAAAAAGCTATATCTGAATTGGGGATAGATAATTTTAAGAAAGAAATAATAGAATACTGCAAAGATCATAATGAACTAAATGAAAGGGAAATTTTTTGGATAAAGGAGCTAAATTCAAGGAACCCAAGTGTAGGATATAATCTAGCCCCTGGTGGATCTCTTTTTATGACGAGCCCGGAGATCTCAAAAAAAATATCAAACACACTGAAAGGGAAATATGTTGGTGAAAAAGCATTTAGATACGGGTTAAAAATAACAGAGGAGCATAAAAAAAAGATTTCAGAGGCTAACAGAGGAAAAGAGGGAATTGAAAATAAGATATGGCCGGAGGAGAGAAGAAAAAAAGCATCAGAAAAAAGAAAAGGTATTAAGCTATCCGATATAACTAAAGAAAGATTATCTAAAGCACATACCGGAAAAAAATTAACGGAAGAGCATAAAAAGAAGATATCCAAGGGACTAGAGAATAGAACATATACTGATGAAATAAAGGAAAAACTAAGAAATAGTAATATAAATAAAAAACAAAAAAATTCAAAAACTGTGAATGCAGAAAATATAGAAACAAAGGAAGTTATCTTTTTTAATAACATCTCTCAGTGTTCTAGATTTTTTAATGTTACTCGGCAAAGAGTGAAAGAAAATACAGTTACCGGATGGGAAATTAATGTAAATAAAGAAGAGTAATATGTTAAATTTTGATATCTCACCTGACTCTCAGTTTTTAATATTAAGAGAGCACACGGAGGAGGTGGAAAAAAAGCAATTGGAATTGTCTTTAACCAAGAAAATTCACAATCATTTTTTCCACCCCTTGGTGAAAAAAAAAAAAATATGGGACGGCGGAATTTGTTTCGTGGAAAAGAAAGGACATTTCTGGAGAGTTCCAATAGGTCTTTGGAGAGAGGTAATGCAGATTGGGGAAGACTATAATATAAAGATTGAAATTCAGGGCTTAGATAAAATTATCACCAAAGAGTTAACCCTCGAAGAATTTACATCATGGGTGAATGACTTCTTTGCTGATTCGAAAATAGAGCCTAGAGATTATCAGATTGAAAC